CTCCGCATGTCGATGATGCTGTCGTGGATCATGTCTTCCAAAAGCTCCCAGTCTTGTTCAGACATTCCCGGACGCTTCAACAATTCCTTTAAAATCTTTTTTTCCATTCTTCATCACCTCAAAAAGAGAGGGATTACTCCCCCTCTAGGCTGATACCTCTTTTGTGTTTACCGGACTCTTTGTATCGTTTGTGATCTTGACGTTGATCGGATCTGCATCTGCCGCTGTTCCGACTTCAAAATATAATGCTGCACTTGCATCGTCACGGAGTACTTTATCGCCGTACACACAAAGTCCACGGATTCCGTCTGCAAATTTATTCTGCAGACGCATCGCTTCTACTTCATTGATCTGTTTCGCCGCACCGATCGCGGATTTATGGTTTGCAATAATGACGTTTGCCGGAAGTTCCTCGGAACACATCACCTGCATGCCGTTGATTGTCTGACCTTCTACCACTCCATTTTCCAACACTTTCGGGTTTGCCGTGAAGCGCTTATCTTTGGACAGTAATCCGAGATAGTCCGCATTTACCGTCACGAAACGGTTGACTTTCGGAACTTTCTTCTTGGAGAGCATCGTTCCAAGATCTACGATGTAATCATATGCGCTTGCCGCAGTTACTTTCTTCTTCGCAGAGGAACTTCCGATCAGAAGTTTTGTCCCTGCCAACAGCGCCGCGAAAAAGTCTTTGTCGTACGTCTCTGCAAGAACCGCCGCATGTTCTTTCGTTGTCGCCGACAAAAGATCTGCTTTTAACTGCACCTTATCCACATCATCCAGCGCAAACGCAAAATATTTCTTCTTGTCAAATACCATTTCTACCGGAGTCGTGTCGATATCATCCCAGTCCACACTTCCCGAGTAATCTTTCAGTGTTCCCCCTGCAACCCGGTTAAAAATAACTTTCTGCCCTTTAATTTCTGTCGGTTTTGTTGCCAATACGTCCGCAATCGATACGGAATGGAAGTTCGCGAGAAGCGCTCCCTCCCAAAGGGTAGGTTTAAAATTATCTGCTGCCATATTCTTTCATCCTCTCTCTTTCTTATTCTTTCGCCATCGCCGCAAACTGTACCGCCACTTCTTCGGCTGTCATGCTGTCGGCGTTTTGCACAAGTGTATCAAATGCCGTTACCCCTGAACCACCTCCGTCAGGGTTTGCCGGATTTCTTCCCGACAAAACAGGATTAAACAGATCCTTATAGCTTTCCTTCAAGCCTTTCATCTGCTCGTCCAGTCCTGAAACTGTTCCATCATCCGAAACGATCAGTTTTTCACGGTCAATTTTCCCTGCCAGCAATTCCGCGTGTTTCGCATTGTTATCCGCAAGCGCCTTATTGATTGCCGCATCGATCTTCATGCCTTTAATCTCTTTCTCATGGTCAGCTTTTAACTGCTTGATTGTCCCTTCGTGCGTTTTGATCGTCTTCTGAAGCTCCTCGTTATCGGCATTGTTCTTTTTCAGATCCCCGATTGTCTTATTTGCAGTCTCAAGCTCCTTTACCTTTCCGTTATACTGCTCTTTCGGAATGATATGCTTTGGTGCTTCCTCATTCACCTTTTTCATGGTAGCCTCTACATCCAGCTTCCCATCTGCCCCATAAACCGCATTTGATAAAATTTTCTGTAACCACTCCATTTTTCTTTACCTCCATAGATTTTTATACCGGCTCTCCCGGTACTGGGATGTAC